CTCTTATAATAGTTATTATTGATGAGTATTTTTATTACATCAAGTTGGCAACCTGAACGCGTCTGTAATACATATTACGGTTCGTTGAGCCCGGGTTGGTCAGGTCGATTACACCGTCGCCAGCTGTAGTAGCGAACGGGTTGGCAACCATGCCGTACCGAGTTTTGAAGCCAATCTTCGGCTGGAATGTCTGTTCCCCAACGGCACGAACCATCTGCAACGGAACGTATGGGCAATAGAATAAGCCAGCGTCATAAGGCGATGTACCCTTATACCCAACAACAAAGAACTTAGTAGCTGTACTGTTGTTTGTATACGGGTCAACATAGACTTTAAAACGACCATTTAGTGTACCAGCAAACGTCGAGCCTGTGTCATCAACATTCAAGTTGTTGGACAGACCTGAGGCGTTGTCAAGTAGACCGGCCATGGATAGTGCGGAAGCAACATCGGCATCACAGATGATGATGTTACCCTTGCCGCGTCGTGTATCCTGAGCAATGACGTTAGCATCACGCTCAATCTGGAACATCATACCCTTAAACTTCTCAACAGACCAACGACCGTTGGAATCTGTATCAAGGTCAAAAATACCAGCAGTTGCTGTATTTGTTTGGGCACCATTCTTCGAGGAAGAATAGATAGTCCGAACGACTTCACGGTTAATTTCCGCGAGGATCTCAGTGCTTAGAATGTTAGCAAGCTCTGTTTCGGCGTCAAGACCATGAATCGCTTTAAGGTCCTGAGCAAGTTCCATCGAATACTCAGCTTTGAGCGCACGGGACTTCGCAGTCACGGACACTTTATCAATGCTGAAAGCCATCTCGGCAAACGAGTTAGCTGTTGCATCACCCAATGCTTCTGACTGGGCTGTAGTCATACCACCGACTGTGATGTGAGCAGACATATCAGACAAAACATCAGCACCAGTATGGTCGATGTTCTGCATATCGCCGGCAGCATCTTCAGCCGCGAAGTCGGTATCAGCTTCCGTCATGAAAGCTTCGGCACCGCCTTGGTTGGTATACTTCGACTTCATCGCAAAGATAAGGCCAACGGGTCCAGACATAGGCTGTACACCGCAGATATCATATGCGATAAGGTTTGGCATTGATCGTCGGATCAATGAAATGAGGATCGGGTCCCAGTTATTGATGTTTCCACCAGTAGAGTTAGTTGGGGCCGCCTCTGATAGGAAAGCTTTGTCTTCCGACATCGACTTTTCCTGGTTCTCTAGAATTACAGTTGTAACTGCGCGTTTATAAGCGTCTTTGATCTCAGGGAGATCAGCGTGCTCAAGTACTGGCTGCCACTTTTCCTGTAGGTGTTCTGAATTGAACATTATTAGTATCTCCTAATTTACTTTAGTACTATTTATATTAATTATTATTTCTGCGCTCGGTTTTCCGCTTTACCGATTGCAGACATATAAGCAGCCATATTAGAACTAATATCACCTTGTTCATTGTATACTGGCGCTGCCACATCTTCGTCTTCCTTCACTGTTCGTTGAAAATAACTCTCTTTAACGGTATTTAACTTCTGCCGGTAATCTTCGCCATTCTCGTACTCAACGCTTTCAGCCAGTCCAACAAATTTCTCTACTTCCGTGTCCGCAAGGCCGGAAGCCACATCAATAAGAATTTCCTGTTGCTCCAACTCACCAACCTTCTGGCTTAGTTCGATATTCTTTTCTGTCTGCTCGTTCAGCTTGGCTTCCATTTCGTCGGCCTGCTTCGCAGCAGCATCAAGTACATCGTAATGCTCATCAGGAACAGTGATATTGTGTTCTTCAAACAGGGCTTTAAGGCCTGTCATGAAATTCTCAGTGATTTCTGTCTTGAGTTTATGCTCAATCGCTACTTCATTCTGCTTCATCCACTCTTCCACAACATACGCAAGGTAAGAATCTACCTTATCGGATGTTTCGGTAAGAGCTTCTGCAACATCAATTTGCAGTTTCTCAGCATACTCCTCTTCAAGCTTTTCAATTTCTACTTTGACTTTGGATTTAACCGCTGTCTCAAAAATGATAGCTGCTTTGTCTTTGAATTCCTCAGAGAGTTCTTCGCCGTCAATTAGTGCAGCAACATCTTCTTTTACAGAAATCTTCTTCATACGCTCTTCGATTTCTTTCTTCTGTGCTTCAAGTTCTTTTAGCTCTGCATCGTCCTTGGACTCCGAAACTTCCTCATCACCCTTCATTGCTGCATTGATTTTCTCATGCACCGCAGAAAGTTGAGATTTGTTAAGACTTCCTAGGCCTTCAATAGATGCTTTAAGTGTTTCAAGCATTTTTGCCTTGGTCATTCTGGCTTCCTCTAGTTGTTCTCCATCGTGATCCGACTCATCGCCAGCAGCGAGTTTCATCTTTTCACCTGGAGTAGCAATTGCAGAACTACCCTGAGTAACTTTAGATTCACCACCTGCAGAATTTGTTGGTTTGGCTTTCTTCGCTTTCGCAGAAGCTTTGGCTGCACCAGATGCAGAATCTTCAGGACTTGTTACAGCTGGTCCCAAATCTTCTGAATCATCTTTCAGGTCTGAACTATCACCACCGCCAGACGTTAAAGGCTTCGCTTTTCCAGTGGCAGGTTTCATCTTAGCGACTCCACCAATTTCTTCTACCTCTGTCAAATCTTCAATTTCCTTTTCCATCGCAGTAACTTCTTCCTCAGTTAGTTCGGCATCTAGAAGCTCTTCCAACTTTGTGTTAAGTTCTTCTGACATTTTGGATTAGACTCCTATATTC